TGGATTAGCACCACCAAGTTTTTCTACAAAAAGTCTATAAACAGTATTGGTGGATAGGGACATTTTGTAAGTTTAATATATATCTTATTTATGCTGAATTGGTTACAGTATACTCCCCGCACCCTTAGCGGGGATATGAGAGACGTTTTTATGCACCCATAGGTCTTGGTCAACGGGAGCACAAAGATTAAGAACCTGTTACATTTCTTAACCCGTTGTTGTATTTATCATAACACCGTTTCAAAACCGCGTCAAGCACCTAAATAATCTTGTGTCATAAGGACTGCTGATGTCTAAGTCGCCAAACAAGGGTAAGAAGGGATCTGCTGGTGGTAAGCAGTCCAAACAAAATCAAGGTAATGCGACTGCGAAAAAAGCAAAGAATGGTGGCAAGAAGAAGTGATATATGCCAAGAGAATGGAATACTCCAAAGCGTGAGCCTTGGAACGCTCCCATCCATAATATTTTAAAAGCAATAGACAATCACACTCAAGAGTACTTCAAGAGTGGCGATGTTTGGCATCTAGAAAAGGCAGATATGTTAAGACAATACCTTCACGAACTTAAGACTTGGATTCATAAGGAAGAAAAGTTGGATAAATAAAAGAACCTGTGTGGTTCGCATCTATCAGGTGGAAAAGGTGTCTTCGGGCACCTTTTCTTGTATAAATAGTATTGCGAACCTACACAGAGTAGAATTATGAACTACTATACTTACGCATATTTGCGTGAAGATGGAACTCCATATTATGTTGGTAAAGGATGTGGGGAAAGAATAAAACAAAAATCAAGTAGAAATTGCTCTAAACCAAAAGATAAAACAAGAATAATTTTCCTAAAAAAGAATCTAACGGAAGAAGAAGCATTCAGGCACGAAATCTATATGATTGCCGTTTTTGGTAGGAAAGATTTGGGAACTGGTATATTGAGAAATCTTACTGATGGTGGAGAGGGAAGTTCTGGAGCAATTCGTTCTTCAGAATTAAGAGAAAAAATTAGTAAGAGTATGAAAGGAAGAACTTTAAGTGATGAGCACAGAAAAAAATTAAGTGAATCACTAAAAGGCAAAAAAGTTTCAGAAGAAACTAAAAAATTATGGAGTAATCAAAGAAAAGGAAAAAAACATTCAGAAGAAACAAAAAGAAAAATGAGTGAAAAAAAGAAAGGTTCCAATCATAATATGTTTGGAATACCAAAATCAGAAGAGACGAAAAGAAAAATTAGTGAAGCAAATAAATTAAAATTTAAAAAAATAAGCAAGAAGGAAGATGAATGAAATAGTTTGGTCCGTTAATATTATGCTTGCTATTGGAATGATTGGAGTTGCGTATGTGATTTACTACATACTTAAGATGGCAACAGATGAATTAAATGTACCAATACAAAGTCAAAAAGATCACCAGAATAGTTGATGGTGATACTATTGATGTAGATATTGATTTAGGTTTTAGTATCACTCTCAAACAAAGAGTTAGATTAAAAGGTATTGATGCTTCAGAAACCAGAACCTTAGACCTTGAAGAAAAGAAAAAAGGTCTAGAAGCAAAAGAGTGGTTAAAAAAAGAACTCTCCCGTGAAGGAGAGTGGATTATTGAAACAACGAAAGAAGATAAGTATGGAAGAATACTTGGAACTCTTTACTTAGTTGGAGATCCAGTGACTGTCAATGAAAGGATGTTGAACGAAGGTATAGCAGTTCCATTTATGTAAGATGAAACGAAAAGTTCTATCACTATTAGTTCTAATTCGCCTATTAACAAATGATGGGATAATGCTTGAGAATAGAAGACCAATTCCCAAAAAACAACCACCAGAACTAATTCGTTTTATTCGTAGACCTGCTAAAAGAGGTAGGAAATTAATATGAAAAATGTAAGTGCATTTACTGCAATTAGATTAGCAATCCTTGGGTGGTCTGCTACTTTATTGACTCTTAGTTATATGGATTACTTAAAAAATATGGATGCTACTTTCATAGCATCCGTGTTTACTTCTGCTTTGGCAACATTTGGAATTGATGCTGCCAATAAAAAATCAAAGACCAGCCTTGATAAATCTGTAGATTGTGATACCTGCAGATCCAAGAGTAGCGAAGAGAGCACCTAAACTACTGAAGAAAGCAGAAACCTTTTCTTCCAAAGGTCTTCTTTCTACATGGAATAATTCTCTGTTTTCATAAACCCATTTCCATACAGGTATTCTCATATCTTCTGGAACTAAAGGATTGATCCAAGAACTAATTTCATTCTCTCTATCACCAACAAGAATGCCACTACTATTATAAGTACGAATTCTTTGAATGTTATATTCGCCAGTATAATCTACTCGCTTGTCAGCAATCTCATCAGCAACCCAGAAATCCACATCTGCCTGCACTCTTTCATAATGTGTTTTCATGAAAGTAATGTCTAACTCAACATCACCATTCTCAGCACGATATGGGTGAGAAACACCATTCACACAAACTTCAAGTGTTCCTGGATGTAACTTATTTTGTGTTGGAAATACTTGGCATATTAATGGTTTTGGAATCAACCAAGATGTTTTTGTTAAAGCAAAATATGGAGTACCAATAGCAAGTGTGATTGGTATTCCAAAAGCAAGTATTCTTCTTCTATGACTATTGATTAGAGCTGTTGCCGCTTCACCTAAGTCTTTTGTTCTAGCAGCGTGGATTACCAAAAGATTACGAAATGCTTGTAGTCTTTTACGAAATCCTAAGTCATATTTGGACTCTTCGGCAACAAGTATCATTCTATCCAGCTTCTGTAACAAGACGACATGATCTGTGTCGTTACAGGTTGGGGATGACATTTATTGGGTATTGGACGATAATACTATTTATCTAATGTAACAAATTATGAAGACCAAAGTTTACCTTCAGCAACTCTTCTTCTCAACAATCCTGCCTCTACATTACTTCCAGGATTGCGATATAACTTCAGGGTTTCTGGGATTGCTTTCCAGTTTTTCTGTTTAAGATTACTCGTAATAGTGTTGAAGCTGCTACTACCGTAAAAACCAGCACCGAGATTATAAGCAAAAGACAAAAGTGCTCCTCGTTGGTTGTCATTCATTTCACTCCAGTAAGGGATTTTTTGTAGGGCAGGAAGAAACTCTCTTCTTAACTGGAAATATAAAAGGTCGTCTGCTTCATCTTGAGTAATCTTATTTCCAATCATAAAACGAGAACCATCTTTCCTGCGAGTGCTTCCCCAACCAATCGTAATGGGAAGACCCCCAGTATGAGGGTCATAGTATGCCTTTAACTTACATCCTTCAAACTCTTTAATCAAATCAACACCTTGAATTGGAAGTCCATCAAGTGTTGGTTCTACTTTTTCATCACAAAATCTTCTAGCAAACTCATCAAGAATTTCTTTGTGAACTGTTGCCTGAAGAAATGCCCAGGCATCATTTTGATGTGGTAATCCTTTATGGTTTACCGCAGCATCAATAAATTTAATACTCATAATTTTACAAACCTTCCATTAATATCTCTATTTTTATTTAATCTACCCCTATTCCATTCACCTCCGGGACATTCTTTAGATCTTATTTCTTCTATATTATTGTTCCACCAAAATGTTCCTCTTTGGGGATTATTAATTAAAACTTTTTGTCTTATCCTTTCCTTCTCATCTTCAGTTCTTTTTTTACCAAACATAGGATTTTTCTTACCCTTCATATTTTCACTTTGTTTTGGTTTCTTTTTTCCTCTTCTTTGCTCGCTCCATTTTTTTCTTATTTCATCAGTGATTATCATTCCACTGGGACCCTCTCCACCATCACTCTTATTATGGAGAATACCTGTTTCCAAATCTTTCCTACCAAAGACGGCAATCATATATTTTTCGTGCCTAAATGCCTCTTGCTCTGTTAGGTTTTGTTTTAAATAAATTATTCTATCTCTTGAAGGTTTTTTACAAGGTTTTCCAATTGATTGATAAATTCTTTTACCCTGACCCTTCCCAATGTAATAAGGTGTTCTATCTTCACGCAGGTATGCGTAAGTATAAAACCTTTCTGGGGGTTTCATAGTTCTACTCTAACTTGTTCGCATTAATATTTATACGAGAAAGGGGAACATTTCTGCTCCCCGTTTCTTACCTGAAAGGTGCGAACAAGTCAGGTAATTTTATTTATTATTTAAAAATACGACCCCATCCAGTTTTATCTTTTCCTTTTTCTAACCATCTATATTTCAAAACTTCAACTGAATATGCGACACCTTTACCATTTGAAACTGGGCCCGTGTATCCATCATTCAAGGAACCATATGGGTCATTACATATGTAAGATTTCCCATCTGGACTTTTACCAATCACCACCAGCATATGTCCACCAGTAGGAGAAGATAAAGAACCCCTATGATAGATCCCGATAATAACAGGTCGCCCAGCGGCAAGCTCACGATCAAGATCAGAAAACCCAAGATTATACTTAAATTCAGACTTAAGTCCATAACCCTCAAGAACACGGGTTTGAACTGAGTGATCCGTTGTGTCACCCACTGCGAAAACTTTACGAACGTAGGCATCATCGCCCTTTGCTCCTTGAAGAGTGCCTGGTTTTAAATATTCTAATACCATAGCACAAGCAGATGAATTACAGGTACGATGAGCGTCTCTATAGTTGTCTGTCTGTGGGAAGTATGGAACATTCAGAACTCCAGGAACAATTAATTCGGATTTAGTTCTGAATATTTTAACCCAGTTGGAATCATCTTCAAGCAAATCTGGTTCCTTACCCGCAAGATCTACCTCAAGTTGTTCTACTGCAGCAACATGCTTTGGATTCTTAGGATCATAGTGCAGAAAAAAGTTGTGTAAATCTACTCTCATTTTGTTTCCAACTCGGTAAGTATATTTATTAAAAAAGAGGGTGTTATCCCTCTTTTAATATTATACAGCAGTGACTCCCATAACTTTGGCAGTTGGATTTCGTGCAAGTGCAGTTTCTCTTGCATCTTTATAATCTCTTGCCTCTACGATTTCGTGAAAGACCTTACCTGCCACGTATAACTGCACTTTACACTTCATCTCACCAAATACCAGGAATAATTTGGCCAGTAAGGGCATAAGATCCCATTGCGGCAATGATACCAATCATTGCCCCCCAACCATTAATGCGCTCACTGCGCTCGTTAAAAAGATTTTTCATTGTTTTTTCTCCTGTAATAATTGTTTGAAATTGTAAGTAATTTTTTCTAATTCTTCAATTGTAGCATCATTTTTTATTTGATTTGCTCTATGAGATATGACCCAAACATTTCCTTTAATATATCCAAGTTTTGGATTAATTCTATCAATAGAAGGAGCAAATCCATCACCAGTTCCCATTGGAGAAAGTTTAATATTTAAAAGAGGACAATACTCTGGAATAGAAATATCTTCTACGGAAATATTGAACTCTATATTTCTTTCTCTCGCTCTTTTCTGCGCACACCTTAACATTCTATATTCAGGAACTTTCCAATTTCCACCAGATGTATTTCTAATGCATCCACAACTTTTAACTGTTTTAAAATCAGAGGCAATTAAACTATGAAGTTTTCCACAATCACATTTACATTGCAAAAATCTTCTTTTTCTTCCTGAATTTTCTATTTTTGTAAATTCGGAAATAACTGTAAGTTTATTAAGTTTTGTTCCTGGTGGATAATCAAGTTTGAGTTTTCCCATACAATATTGAAATGCTATAACTATTTATGCAGAAATAACTTTTCAATAAAAGTTATGCTTGGTTTTGTTTTCTCCTTTATTTTACTTTAGAATAGATAGATGTTTCACCATAGTCGCGGTGTATTTTGTAACCAACAACTGCTCCCTTAGTATTCATAAGTGCAGGCATAAAGACGATTGTGAAGAATACTGCTGGGGCTCCAATAAACAGAGCAGCAACGATTACATAGTAAGTCAGCAGTTCAACTAGAGAGTGTTCCATTATAAGGGTGTTGTTGTTTGAGTTCAGGATTTGGTTGTGAAGGAAC